AACACAAAGCTAATTTTTTTCCTAATTTTGGAATTTTATCTGGTAAGTTTCCACCTGAATTATTTAATAAAATAAAAATTGAAATAAACGATATACAAAATGATTTTACTAAAGCTACTTTTTTTGGGGAAAACTTAGCAGGTAACATAAAAAAAGAATTTAAATTAAGACACAATCTAGCAGAAGTTGAAAGATTTTTAATTGATACTGCAATAGAATACGATAAAGCTTTTGATATAATAAAAAATATAAAAGTTGCAAATGCAGACGTACCATTTAAAATGGACAGTTTGTGGGCTAATTATCAAACTAAACATGAGTTTAATCCTCTTCATACCCATAGTGGAATTTTTAGTTTTATTTTATTTGTTAAGATACCTTACACTTTAGAAGAATTAAAAAATTCTCCGGGAGCAAAATCAAACAGTAATTGTGCTGGTGGGTTAAATTTTGTTTATTCCGATATGTTAGGAGAACAAAGAGACTATCTGTATTTAGCTTCTTCACAAGACGAAGGATTTTTCTTTTTCTTTCCTGCAAAATTAAATCACTGCGTTTATCCATTTTATAATAATGATGAATATAGAATAACAATTTCGGGAAATTTAATTTTAAAAGTTAAATGAAACAAATAAATTTATTTGCTAAAACAATTGGTGTTTATGAAGACGCTAATAATCAAAACATTAAAGAATCTTTATTTAAAAAATGCTGTTTAATAAAAGAACAATTTAAAAAAGGCGGGGAAGGATGGTTAGAAAAGAGTCTATATAATACACACGGAACATATGATATTACCAACGATCCTTTGTTTGACAATCTATTAAATTGGATAAAAGAATGTGTGATTAATTATTGTAATAATTTAAATTATAAAAATAAAATTACTAAAACTACTGGTTGGTTTAACATATATGAAAAAGGAGATTATCAAGAATGTCACGAGCATTCTTTATCTCACATTAGTGCAATATATTGTTTAAAAGGAGATAATGAATCTGCAAAAATTTTTTTTAAAAACACTACAAACATGTTTCCTATACCAATAAAAGAATACACGGATTTTAATAGTGAATATTACTGGGTTCCTTTTATTGAAGGAAAGTTATATTTATTTGAAAGCTGTCTAACACACTATATAGAAAAACATAATTTAGATAATTTAAGAACTAGTTTAGCTTACAATTTTAAAATACAATGAAACAAAGAATAATACTAGATGAAGAAAATAAAATAAAAGTTATACAAAACTTTTTAATAGAACCTTATTTTCAAGAATTAGAAAATGTTTTTATGGGAGGAAACATACCGTGGTTTTTTAATAAAAATAGTTTGAATAATACTAGTGATAGAAGTTTTATGTTTACACATATGATCTATGACTACAAAGAAGGTTGGGTGGGCAATGATGCAATAAATAATATAGTTGGTCCTATGGTATGGTCTATAAAAGAACATTTAAATTTTAAAAGTATATTTAGAATAAAAGCAAACCTAACGACAGAACAAGGCAAACAAATTATACATCCAGCACACTATGACTATTCAGGACCAAACAAAGAAAATTTTAAAATAGCAATATTTCATGTTAATACGTGCAACGGCTACACTCAAATAAAAGAAAAAAAAATAAACAATGTAAGTAATCAACTTATTATGTTTAATAACGTTAGTCATAAATATGCTACAGCAACGAATGTTTCATCAAGAGTAATAATTAATTTTGGATTTTTTACATGAAAACAATAACTTCAGTAGAAATAAAACGTTGGTATATAGAGGGCGATGTAACTAAAATATTAATTGAAAACGAAGAATTACTACAAAGATTAGAGAAAAAAATAAAATCTAATACAGACCAAACTCTTTCATATAAAACAAATGTAAAAGGTAAAATGACTCATTGGGATTATTTTAAACGAGACGAAGATTTTAAAGAGTTGGTTTCTTTGTATTATAAAATTTGTGGTCGCTATGGATTATGGCAAGAAAAACAAGACAACAATAATATATATCATTTTACCGTACTAAATGCGTGGGGTAATATATTAAACAAAAACGATAAAGTAATAAGACATCATCATTTAGGAACTGACTATTCTAGTGTTTTATATTTTGATAACAAAGCACCTTTATGTACAGATGCTGGTAAAATTGAAACGACTAGGGGTTTAATAATAACTATACCAACATACTTGTTTCATTGGGTAGAAAAAATAGATAAAGATGTAGAAAGATACACTTTAGCTTGGAATTGGACTTTTACTAAAGCTTGGGATTTTAAAGAAACACAAGAGGAGCTTTTAAAATGAACCATATTAAATCTCCTATTATATTTGAAAAAGTTTTTGCAAAAAGTTTTTGCGATAAGATATTAGAAATAATAAACAATCGATCTTTTCAAGAAGGTTTAATATCAGATAAAAATAATTTAGATGAGAATGTTAGAAAGTCTAATATTATATTTACATCAGAACCTTGGATATATAATGAGATAGTGCCATTGTTTAAAAAAGCAAATGAAATTGGTAAATGGAATTTTATTTTAGATTGGTATGAACCTGCTCAAATAACTAAATATAACAATGGTGATTATTACAAATGGCATGTAGATCAACATGCAGGACTTTATCCTAATGATCATAAAAATGTAAACTTTAGAAATAAAATAAGAAAAGTGTCTTGTAGTTTATTGTTATCAGATCCTGAAACTTACGAAGGAGGTTCAATGGATTTTGCTGTTCCAACTTCTAAAGACGGAAATTTAATGATTGAAAAAACAAATGTGCCTGCGCTATCAGCTGGAACGTTAATTGTGTTTCCTTCCTTTATAAACCATAAAGTAAATCCTGTTACAAACGGTACTAGATATTCTTTAGTTATATGGGGTTTGGGTCCTGCATATGCTTAAAAAAATTATTAATCTATTAACAAAAGAAGAAATTGAATTAGCTTCAATGTATTGGAAAAATAACAAATACAATATGAAATCATGTACTCAGTCACCTAATTCTTTAGCAACATACTCAAACCCTTTAAGTGAATTTATGCTGTTATCAAAAAAACCAATAATTCAAGAAGCTGTAGGAGAAGAATTACTACCAACATATTCTTTTTCACGAATGTATTTTAAAGAAGGTGAATTACTTAAACATAGCGACAGACCTTCGTGTGAGGTGTCTGTAACTTTAAATATATATGCAGATAAAGAATGGAAAATATACATGAAAAGAAAAGATTCAGATAAACCAGCCATAGGAATAGTTACAAACCCTGGAGAAGGTGTGGTTTATGAAGGTATGAAATACGACCACTGGCGAGAAAAATACGAAGGTCAAGAATGTATGCAAGTGTTTTTACATTATGTTAGGTCTAAAGGAAAATATAAAGATTATTATAAAGATCAAAGAATATACTTTGGACAAAATGAAAAGTAATTTAAATCAAATATTAGACGGAAGCATACATATCGAAACTAATTTTTTTGATAATATAGATTTGTATAAGTCTATAATTAAAGAAATGTCACAAACAAATACTAAAGAAACATACCAACCTTGGAGTGCAAATTACGGCAATAGAATGCAGGGGATGCCTTGTTATGAATCCTTATTTAATTTTAAAAAAGACTATATAATAAACAAAATAGAAAAAACTCTTAATTTAAACGTAATTGATTATAACTGTATATATAGAAAAATAATAACAGAAGAGTTAAAAAAATCGCAATGTAATGGTAGGTATGGATTTATTCACGAGGACAGTAAAGCAATTAAAACCAATCAATCTGTGCTATCTGCTGTAATGCATTTTGAACAATCGTTTAATGGAGGCACTGCTTTTTTTGAAAATAATTATGATAAAATACCTGATATTTATGTTAGCGCTTATCCAAATAGAATGATATTATATAATGGAAAAAGATGGCACGCCCCGGCTTTTGATTATTCTTTTAAAGAAAGAAACAGTCTGGCCTTCTTTTTGGTTGTTAAAGATAGACTATAATTCATAAATAAGTATGATATAAGGGTTAAATTATGCTACAAAAATTAGGTTTTTTACCTGGATTCAACAAACAAGTTACATCTACCGGCGCTGAATCACAGTGGACGGGTGGTGAAAATGTACGTTTTAGATATGGTACACCTGAAAAAATAGGTGGTTGGTCTCAATTAGGAGACAGTAAATTGACTGGTGCAGCTAGAGGTTTGCATCATATGGTTAATAAAGAAGGTATTAAATACTCTCTTATTGGAACTAATCGAATTTTATATGCTTACACCGGAGATGTATACTATGACATACATCCTTTAACTAATCCATCCGGCACAGCTATTACAAATGCTTTTAGTACAACTAACGGACAACCAACAGTAACGATTACTTTTAGTTCTGCACACAATTTTCAAACAGGCGATATTATATTATTTGGTGCTGTTTCTACTTTTTCAGCTATTACAGGTTCAAATTTTGGATCTTCTGATTTTTGTGATAAAAAATTTATGGTAACAAGTGTTCCAACAGCAACAACAATTACTATTACAATGCCTGGTAATGAAGGAGGAGCAGGAGCAACTACTTCTGGGGGTATAACTTTTTTTCAATACTATCACGTAGGACCACCTGATCAAGTTGGAGTTTTTGGTTATGGTATATCTCAATGGGGTGGTACGACTACAAATCCACAAACAACAACATTGAATGGTGGATTAAATGACGATGCGTTCGGAACGGGTGGATCAGGAACTACAATTAACGTAGCAAGCACCACGGGTTTTCCAAGTTCGGGTACAAATTTTATACAAGTTGGCACTGAAGAAATATCTTACACAGGTATTACTGCTACAAGTTTTACTGGAATTACTAGAGCTGTTCGAGGAACAACCAGAGCTGCTCACAGCACTGGTGCAACTGTTACTAATCACAGTGGTTTTTCTGGATGGGGTTCAGCAGCGTCGACTACTGACAAAGTTGCAGAACCAGGTATGTGGTCTATAGATAATTTAGGAAGCACAGCTATTGCATTAATATTTAATGGAGAATGTTTTCAATGGAATTCAGATCTTATTAATGCTGTAACAACAAGAGCAACAATTATATCAGGTGCACCAACTGCATCTAGAGATATGTTAGTATCTACTCCCGATCGTCACTTAGTATTTTTTGGAACAGAAACGACTATTGGAGACAAAGCTACACAAGACGACATGTTTATAAGATTTTCTTCTCAAGAAGATATTACAGACTATACACCAACAGCTGAAAATAGTGCTGGTACACAAAGACTGGCCGCCGGATCACGGATCATAGGAGCTAAATTAGGTAGAAATGCAATTTACGTTTGGAGTGATAATTCTTTATTTACTATGAGGTTTGTTGGAACTCCTTTTACTTTTGCTTTTGAACAAGTTGGTACTAACTGTGGATTGATTGGTAAGAATGCAGCTGTTGAAGTTGATGGTGCCGCTTATTGGATGTCGGATAATGGTTTCTTTAGATACACAGGTAAACTAGAATCTATGGATTGTTTAGTTGAAGACTATGTTTATGACAATTTAAATACAACATCTAATCAAATGGTTTTTGCAGGAATTAATAACTTGTTTGGAGAAGTTACATGGTTTTATCCCGAAGCTAATTCTAATGTTAATACTCAATCAGTTACATATAGTTATTTAGATTCTACAGCCAAACGACCTATATGGTTTGTAAATGCAAGTCCTTTGTTTATTAGAACTTCGTGGCAAGATTCTGCTGTGTTTGGTTTACCTCATGCAACTCAATACGATGCAGGCACAGATAGTTCTTTTGATGTAACTGGAAACACAGAAGGAATTTCTTATTACTATGAACATGAAACTGGAGTTAATCAAATAAGACTTGGAGTAACTACAGCAATTCCAGCAAACATTACATCTGGTGATTATGATATTACACAAAAAGTTATTAGAGGAGCTGCAACAAATTTAGGTGATCTTAGAGGTGATGGTGAAAATATTATGAGAGTAAGTCGAATTATTCCTGATTTTATATCACAAGCAGGTAGTACAATTGTACAATTAGATTTAAGAAATTATCCAAATGATACAGCGGCAAGCTCATCACTTGGACCATTTACTATAACATCAGGCACTACAAAAGTAGATACACGGGCTAGAGCAAGAGCCATAGCTCTCACAATATCTAATACAGCGGTGGATACTAGTTGGAAATTAGGAACTTTTAGGTTAGATATACAAACTGGAGGAAGACGATAATGTCAATTACAAGATTACAACAAGCTAGACAAATGTATGCAATGGGCCAAAGAGTTGGAAGAATTGCATTTGGTGGCGGTGGTAGTCAAGATCATGTTGGCGGTCAATATCAAGGTAGTGGTGCATCAAGTACAAGCAAAGGCCCTGCAGGTGGTGCATCAAAGGGTGGTAACTATAGCGGACCAGATGATAGAAGTAGTGATCGACAAACCTATAATACACAAGTAGCTTTAGGAACACAATTACCACCTCAACTTCAAGGACTTGTTGAATTAAATAAAAAAGAAAAAGCACTACAAAATTTTTATAATACAAGACCAGAAATAAGTGTACCAAAATTTAGTGCTCTTAATTTTTTTAAAGGCCCTCTACAAGAATTTTCTAACTTTACAACAAAAAAAAACAGAGCTTTTTTTGAAGATGTGATTAGAGCTGGAAAAATACCAGGAGTTGATTTTGGAACTGTTTCTGAAATGTCACCCGAACAATTAGAAAAAGCGTATCAAGATTATATGACTAACAGAATGTCTGGTGCAACAGATGCTTATGGTAATCCTAATCCTGGTTATGATAATAGTAAGCAAGGTATTGAAACTTTGTATGATTACACTATGTTTGATGACGTTGATGGTGTTGATGAAGTTAATGATATTGAAGAAAATACAAATAATGTTTTTGCTTCAAGATTTTTACAAAATCAACCTGATGATATTAGACAAGACATTGAATCAAAAATGCAAAATTATTACACGGTATAATGGCTAAAATAGTACAATCATTAACTAGAGCAAGCTCAGAATATGAGGAAGATGTGGCACAATCTTTAGTTAGAGATTTAGATGCGGTGTTAGAAAAACTTAACACAACGTTTCAAGAAGAATTAAAACAGGAGATAGAAGCTAGAAGTTTCTTTTTAGATTAATGGCAGTAGTAAACCAATATAAATTTGTAGGTATAGATAACAGTACAAGTGGTAGTGCACTTACACCATTAGGTGCTAGTGTTCCTGCAGTTAATGAAACTATTCTTATTAAGTCAATATTAGTTACATCAGCTGGTACACCAAGTGTGACGATCCTTAACAATAGTATTACAGCTATTAAATCAGCAGCACTAACAGCAGACACAACAACAGAATTATTAACTCAACCGCTAATAGTAGAAGGTGGTAAAACCTTTACAGTACAATCAAGCACAACAGATTCGTTTGATGTAGCTATTAGCTATCTAAACATTAAGAAAGAAGTAACAACATAATGACCGATATACCAACATTAACACCAGAAAAAATTATAACTAAAATAACTAATAAAAAAACAGGAGAAGTTTACGAGACTGAAGAGGCTTTAAAAGCTGCAAATATACCTGAAGAGGACGTGCAAAGAGAT